TGACAACACAGCAGTCGGTAAATCGGCTGGGTATAGCTTAACCTCTGGCTCTAATAATTTATTTCTGGGACACGATGCAGGTCTTTCAGGAAGTCCCGGTGGTAATAGAACCAGCCAAAGTAATTTTATAGGCTTAGGCGATGAAAATATTAATGCTGCTTATATACAAGTAGATTGGACAGTATCCTCTGATGCTAGAGACAAAACAGACTTTACGCCATTAGACTTAGGCTTAGACTTTGTTAATGCTCTAGCACCCGTTACCTACAAGTGGGACAAGCGTTCTAAATATGGTGACAAATATGCTGAAGACTATGACCTCAATGCACAAACTCCAGACGGCACCCACAAAGAAGACTGGTTGGACATTGGCTTTAAAGCTCAAGAAGTAGAAGCCCTTGAAATTGCAGCGGGATACAACAAGAGCAACAGCACCAATCTAGTCTCTAGCCATACAGAAGATGGCAAGCAGATGGGCTTACAGTACAGCAAGTTTGTACCCATCCTTGTCAAAGCAATTCAAGAGCAACAAACCTTAATTGAAGCATTAACAGCCCGACTCGAAACCTTAGAAGGATAAATAATATGGAAGCCCGAACAGCAGAACAACTAGCACAAGACTACTCGGCAATGGGTGACAGCGTAGCTCTTATCACAGACGTAATCGCAGGAGACTGCATGGCTGATGAATCTGCTGAAGATCGTCAAGGCTGTGTAGATCGTAATGTACAGCACCTTGAGCTTATGGTAGCTAAAGAAGATTGGGGCAGTGAAGACTTTACCGCTACCAACTCAGCTATCAACGCAGGCAATGGCTACACGGCGTCTTAAAGGGAGAATGTAATGGATTATCTTCTTAATTTCTACATACTGGCTACATCGCTGGTCACAGCGGCTAGTGTCGTTGCTAACTATACTGACACCCCAAAAGATGATGCGGCAATCAAGAAGTTGTATGACTTGCTTGAAATGTTTGCATTCCTGAAGGGTGGTAAGGCTAAACAACCCTAATGATCGAGGTCATGGCTGCACTGGCCGTTGCTAACTCTGCTTTTAAAAGCGTCCAAACTTTAATGGGGCGCGGGGCAGAGCTTGAGCAGATGGCAGGGCAGTTAGGTAGATGGTACACGGCGGCTTCTGACATCAGGGCTGCTGGAGAATTGCAAAAGCCGGGCGCGTTTAGACGCTTAGTTGACTCTCAATCGGTTGAGACAGAGGCGCTAAACCAGATAATCGCCAAGAAGAAGTTACTGGAACATGAGCGGGAACTTCGGTCGATGATCGTGATGCGATTCGGGGTTGCAGAATACAAAGAAATGATGCAGATGCGTAAGGACATCCGCGCTGCCAGAGAGCGCGATCTATACGCCAAGATGCGGTTGAAGCAGAACATAGTAGATGCTGCTATACTAGGTGTCGGCGCAATGATCTCGATAGCCATGATCGTTGCTTTTTTTACTTTTATCACAGAAAGCGGTGCTACTACATAGGATGTTTACATGGGTAATAATGGAAAAGATGCGGTGGACGTAGTAGCAGCATCGACAGCAGTTTTAACATTAGGAGCGTGGCTCCCTCCGATGGCTAGTCTGTTCACGATTATCTGGATGGCCTTACGAATTTACGAATCTGACACTGTGCAAAAAATGCTGGGTAAGAAGTAACGTGAGTATCTTTGCCGATTTAGTCGGGCCGGTCAGTGGGCTGCTTGATAAATTTATTGAAGACAAAGATCAGAAGAGTGCTTTGGCGCACGAAATTGCAACAATGTCACAGAAGTTCGCGCAAGAAAGTGCGTTAGCCCAGATGGCAGTGAATAAGGTTGAGGCAGCTAACAGCTCCCTGTTTGTTTCTGGGTGGCGACCAGCTACGGGCTGGGTATGCGTACTGGGTATGGCGGGTAACTTTATCGTTACACCGTTTGCAAACTTTGTTCTGGCGCTACTTGAGGTTCAGGTAGTTGTACCGTTGGTGCCGCTAGATACTATGATGCCGGTTTTACTTGGGCTTTTAGGGCTTGGTGGACTCAGAACTCTGGAAAAAACAAAGGGAGTACACCGGGCAAAATGATTGAGTTAATCAGATTTGGGTCATTTAAAGACCGTACAGTCGGGAGGCTAACCTACAATGATGAACATTTTTACACCATTGAGAAACCGTGGGTTGACAATCAACAAAATATTAGTTGCATCCCGACAGGTTCTTACAAACTTATCCGTGTTGATTCCCCGAGATTCGGAGCAAATACATGGGAAGTTGCGAATGTTACTGGCCGCAGTCATATACTCATCCATGTTGCCAATACTAGTGCTGACGTTATTGGTTGCATCGGTCTCGGTATGGGGGTTTTTGGTCAGTTGCAAGGCGTATCAAGTAGCCGAAAAGCAATTGAAAATTTTTACCTGATGACTGCTGGTAAAACAGAAGAAGAACTTACCATAAGAAACGGCGCTCTTGGCTGACCCAAAATACTAGTAGGTAACATATGCCACTTAAAGCCTTACGAATAAAACCCGGAGTAAACCGTGAAAACACCCGCTATACGACAGAGGGTGGTTGGTATGAGTCGGATAATGTTCGGTTTCGTCAAGATTTCCCAGAAAAAATAGGTGGTTGGACACGGATTTCTTCGTCCACTTTTCTAGGGGTATGCCGTTCGCTTAACGCTTGGGTAACGCTTGGGTCAATTAGACTGACGGGGCTTGGTACAAACCTTAAATTCTATATTGAAAAAGGCGGGTTATATAATGATATAACGCCAATACGGGCCACTGTAGCCCTGACTGATCCTTTTACCACAGTGTCTGGTAGTGCCGTAGTGACTGTCACAGATGCTACAGGGGGATATAGCAATGGAGATTTTGTTACCTTTAGCGGTGCTTCCGCAGTGGGGGGTCTTACTCTTAACGATGAATACCAGATAACTTTCGTTGCAGGGACTACGTACACTATAACTGCATCGGCAAATGCAAGCTCTTCCGCTACTGGTGGGGGTTCCGTTTCTGCTGTATATCAGATAAATGTAGGTGCAGAAACCTCTGTACCGCTTACAGGCTGGAGTGGGGGAACGTGGGGGGCAGGTACTTGGGGTACTGGTGGGGTATCTGCAGAGGGCATCCGTCTTTGGAGCCACTTTAACTTTGGAGAGAATCTTATCCTCGCATACCGTGGGGGTGCTATATATTACTGGGTAGCTCAAGATGGGGTAGGTACACCCGCAGTAGCCTTGGCTGGTCTAGCAGGGGCTTCAAATGTACCTACAACAGTAAACTTTGTATTGGGGTCAGATGTTAGCCGGTTTGTTTTTGCTTTTGGGGCAAACATTTTAGGGTCTGGCACTTTTAACCCCCTACTTGTTCGCTGGTCAGACCAAGAAAATCCGCTTAACTGGACACCCTCTGCGGTAAACCAAGCGGGAGATATTCAGTTGTCTCAGGGTTCAGAGATAGTTACCGCTATTCAGAGTCGCCAAGAACTCTTAGTCTGGACAGATTCTGCCTTATACAGTATGCAGTATGTAGGAGCACCTGTTGTTTGGGGTGCCCAGCTTGTTGGGGATAACACCTCGATTGTTAGTCAGAATGCAGTAGCATACGCTAATGGGGTAGCTTTTTGGATGGGTAAAGACAAGTTCTACACCTATTCGGGTACTGTTAAACCTCTACGTTGTGACCTACGAAAGTTTGTGTTTGAGAACATGGATATTTCACAAGTGGCTCAAGTTTGTGCAGGTACTAATGAGGCATATAACGAGGTGTGGTGGTTCTATTGTTCCACTGGAAGCACTGTAAATGATAGTTATGTAATATATAATTATGTAGCGGATATATGGTACTACGGGAGTATTGGGCGTACAGCGTGGATTGATTCTGGGATTAGGGATTACCCCCTAGCTGCTACTTACAGCTATAATTTGGTTAACCATGAAGAGGGTGTGGACAATAACGAAACAGCAACTGCTACCGCTATATCAGCCTCTATACAGTCTTCCGAGTTTGACCTAGAAGATGGGCACCAGTTTGCGTTTGTTTGGCGTGTTATACCCGACATTTCTTTTTCTGGGTCTACTATAGATGCACCTAATGCGACAATGACATTACTGCCCTTAGCTAGTTCTGGATCTGGGTACAACAGCCCTAGTTCAGAGGGGGGAACAAACACTGCGACTATAACACGTAGTGCAGTACTACCAATTGAAGCCTTTACTCCACAGCTATACACTAGAGTTAGAGGCCGACAGATGGCGATGAAGATAGAGTCTGATGGGTTGGGGGTTCAGTGGCAGTTAGGCACCCCTCGTATTGATATGCGCCCTGATGGGAGGCGGTAATGGCGGTAGATAACACTAGGTATGATGTCCCTTTTCGGGCACCTGCGTTACCCTACCCGCCTCAAATGTATGACGCGCAATCATTTGAAGAGTTTAACAACATCCTGCGTATCTATTTTAACCAGCTCGACAACGCACTGAGAAACGCTATGGCAGTCCAAGAACCATACGAATTACAAGTCTCTAAGGGGCAGGTTGTAGGTGCTTCTACATTAAACGTCTTCGGGTTTAACACCGCTGTAGGTACAACATTTATCTCGCCTTGGGAGCTTGCCGCCAGCACACAGTACGTTTTTCCATCAAGCGCAGTTGTTATGGCCCTTGTTAGTAGCAGTGCCTCTGATACAGCCGTGCAGGTATTGGTGAACGGTTTAGATGCAGACTACGTGGCTATAAGCGAGACAATCACCCTTAATGGTACTGTGGCGGTTAATACAACTAAATCCTACCTGCGGATTAACAGCGCAGTTACTGTAGGGTCTACTAATGCCCTTGGGAACATAAGCATAACAAACGGCGGCGTTACTTATGGGTATATATCAATAGGTGTTGGTCGAACCCAGATGGCCCAATACACCGTACCTGCGGGTAGTTCGTTCTATTTGGAACGCCTAAACTGTTGGTCTGCTACGTCTACCGGGGCAAGTAAGTACCTAAGATTTCGTAACCGCGTACAAACTTCGACTGGGGTTATATACGACGTAGCGCAGGCGACATTCTCTGATACGCCGTTAGAAGTTTACCGTGACTACCCGTTCAAGTATAACGAGAAGACGAGTATACAGTTTCAAGTTTTGTCAAGTTCAGGCACAAATGAAGTGTCCGTTGCCGCCGAAGGCGTCTTAATAGCGAATTCACTATGAGTTATTTTAATCCCGGCCAACTAGATCTTGAGGAACTTGCAAAGTTGTACGGTGGCACACCTGCGCCTACTAATACTCGCCCTCCTGTGGTAATGCCTGTAAGTAAACCTGCAGACC